GGCCTTCGAGCGCTGGCTGGCGCCCGGCAACTTCGACGAGAAGGGCGGCCAGCGCATGTCGCTCGACAAGTTCCGGCTGCCTTCTTCCTGATCCCTCCGCGGCCGGCTACTTGCCCGGCTTCTGCGCCTGCTCGCACTCGACCTGGATCAGCTCGCGCTCGTCCAGCGTCGCGCCGATGCGCACCGCGCTAAGGCAGCCGCCCCACACGCAGCCGGTGTCGGTGGACAGCAGGTCGGGCCGCGAGAGCCAGCCCAGCGTGGACCAGTGGCCGAATGCGACGGTGGCGTTGGCCGTCTTGCGCCCGGGCACGTCGAACCACGGCATGTAGCCCTCGGGCGCGGTGGCGGCGCTGTCTTTCGCCTCGAACTCCATCACGCCGTCCGCGGTGCAGAAGCGCATGCGCGTCAGCGCGTTGACGATGGCGCGCAGGCGGGCGCTTCCGGTGAGCGTGTCGCTCCATCGGGCCGGCTCGTTGCCGTACATCGACATCAGGAATTCGCCCAGCGCCGGGCCGCGCAGCACCGACTCGAGCTCGGAGGCCAGCACCAGCGTGTCGCCCACCGTCCATTGCGGCAGCACGCCCGCATGCACCATCAGCAGGTCGCCGGCGCCTATGCGCATATGCAGCGCCATGTGCTGGTTGCGCAGCCAGTCGAGCAGCGCCTCGGCATCCGCGGCGGCGAGAAGCTCGCCCAGCGTGTCCTTGCGGCCGGCCTTGCGCGCGCCGTGCGCAACGCCCAGCAGGTGCAGGTCGTGGTTGCCCAGCAGGCTCAGTGCCGAGGCGCCGTAGCCCTGCACGTGGCGCAGCACCGAGAGCGAATCGGGGCCCCGGTTCACCAGGTCGCCCAGCAGCACGAGGGTGTCGCGGCTGGGGGAGAAGTCGATCTTCCGCAGCAGCCGCTGGAAGGGGGCGTCGCAGCCCTGCAGGTCGCCGATCAAGAAAAGTGCCATGCCGGACTCAGAGTCTTGAGTACTGCGGCCATAAGGCTGTTTCCTTCGGCGTCTTTTTGCGCTTCTATCTCTGTGATTTCGCGGTTGATCTTGTCGAAGTTGAGGCCCATGACCGTGCAGAAAACCAAGGTCTGAGGGCGAGTCGGCAGGCGTTTCTTGTGGCGCCATTCGCTCACGCGCGCGGCCGCGATACCGGCTGCTGTCAGTCGGCGCACGTCGTCGGCGGAAAGCTTTTCAAGCGCTTCATAAAACATGTTGACACCTCATTCCACATTTGGTAAATTACACAAAGTGATTCCCAAATTGGGAATTGCTTCTGGGTAACCAATTCTGCCATTAGGAGCCGCCATGCACCAGCCCGACCTTCTCGATTGCGTACCTCCCGCCGATAGCGGCTTGATTGGCAGCTTGGCGGCTCCGGTCGAGTCCGTGCGGGAGGTGCGCTCCGGCCGGCGCGCGATCCATCCCGACGCCGCTGCTCGTGTCCGTGCGCACCGTGCCGCAAAGGCCCGTATCGACTTTACGGACGATCCGAAGATCAAGGCGACCATCGCCGGCATCGCTGACGAACTCGGCTGCTCTGAAGCCGACGTGTTGCGTTCGTTCACCCGCTTCGCGCTGACCAACCGCAACTGGAAACAGGTGGGCCTGTACGGCTCGAAGGGCCTGGCATCGTGAGCGCCGCTGAAAAGCTCACGCCGTTGATGGAGCACATGGTGCTCTTGGTCGCTGTTGGGCTCACGCCATACGGCGGCTCGTTCGGAGCTGAGCGTCTTGCGCGTGGTGGTTCTGTTCGGGCGTTGGTCGCGCGTGGGCTGTTAGAGCGCACGGCGGGCGGTGACTATTTGTTGACAGAACTTGGGCGCGATGTTGCGTGCACGGTGGTTCGTCGAGGCAAGCCGCAATGACCGCTGCCGAAAAGCTCGAATGGAAGCGCCGCGCTCACGTGGCGATCAGCGCTCCTATTCCTGCTGCGATCCGCAACGGCGGTGTCGTGGCTTCTGCTCAATACCGCGATGACGCTGCCATCTGCGCAGCGTTCGCGCGCCGTGGTGTCCAGCCCGAGCGCGCACGTGTCGCAATCCTTCGCCTGGAAGGCGTGCAGGGGCGCTTGTGATCACTCTGTACTCCGATTTCCCTGCAAGGGCCATGACGTTGGCCGTCAATCTGCCGTTGCTGCGGGAGCCCGCCGAAGTCATCGTGACGGGGGTGTGTGGTCACGGCTGGTTCAGCTCGATCATGTCTTTGCGAGGCTTCGCCAAGGCCCGTCCGCAGTTGGAGCGGTTCGACGTGCTGTTTGTTGAAGTCGTGGGGTCGCTGCTGTGAGCTGGCTGAATCCCGCCACTCAGGCCGGAAGGCGCGGCCCGTACAAATCTGCTCGAGCTGGCACTATTCGCCGGCTGCGCACCTCGCGTGGCATGACGCAACTGGAGTGCGCTAAGCACTGCGGCGTGTCGCTGCGTACTTTTCAGCGCGCAGAGTCGGGCGACTTCGTGCCGGTGTACGTCAAGCGCAACATTGAACGCGCCCTGGGGTTGCCATGGTGAAATCCGCCACCGGCGATCGCGCGAAACCCGCCACTCAGGCCGGCGCGCCTTTCGTCTCGGCCTACGAAGCCGCGCAGCGCGCACTACGCGCGTGGGCCTTCGCCTCGCCCCCTTCCTTGCCGAGCGGCTGTTCCATGGCGTGCAGCCATGGCCCGCGCATCGCTGCGGCGCAAAGCGACGTAGCTCGCCAGCAGCGCGTGATCTACCTGAAGCGCGAGGGATCGCTAGTCGCGCAAGCGATTGAGACACCGTACCCGGTGGCTCAACCCGAAGGGCCAGAGCCCGGTCCGCAGGACGCGCCCGGCCTCGATGGAGCCTGCCTCCTGCAATGCCTGTATCTGGCAGACCGCTGCGATCGCAACTGCGCAGGCTGCGCTGTGACTGCGAGCGCGCGGCGGGAAGGGGCCCCGCTTGCGGGGAAGGGCACCGCGCAAGCGAGCGGGCGGCAGTGCGGCAAGCGCCCCGATGGTAATCACGGGGAGAGTAATTCGACCGAAGGGGAGACGCCATGACCAGAGTCGCGGCCAAGAACGCATTGGTGTTGGATGGCAACACCGTCAAGCTGAGACTCATGGCTGAACGCCAGTTCAGCAAAGCCCTCGTCCATATCGACTGGCTGCGCTTCACCGTCCAGCTGCGAAACGCTCCTCCGTTCCTCACGGACAAGCGCGCAGAGACGACAAGCATCTGGGACGAAGGCTACCGGCTGAACAAGCTCCTGAGCATCATCAACGAATTGCCCGACCCGGAACGCGATGCATGCGGACAAGCCGCAGACCTCGCAGACCGCGTCTGTATGGCCCTCGGTTTTGAGTTCACCCGCGGGGCGGACCTCGGCAAGGGTCACGACTTCTACAAGCGCCGCTGGTCTATCCAGCGCAACGGCGCTGAGGTCGGATGGGTCGGCTTCGGTGCATCGTCGGACAGCCCCCGCCAGCGCAGTCAGGCGGAAACCATCCACGTCAACCTGTATGGCCTCGCCTGCACGTTCGCCGAACACGGCTGGAATGACCGCATGGCGAAGATCGTTGATGACCTCGATGCCAAGATCACCCGCGCCGACCTCGCGCTGGATTTCTTCGAAGGCTTTCAAGGCGGTATCGAGCGCGTCAGCGAAGAGTACAAAGCCGGCTTGTGCGACGTGAACGGCCAGCGTCCGAAGATGCGCGATATCAACTGGCTCAAGGGCAGTTCGCGCTCCCTCTATCTCGGCTCCAAAGAGGCGGGCAAGGAAACCAACATCTACGAAAAGGGCGATCAGCTCTTTGGCGAAGAAGCTGGAAGCGATTGGCTGCGCTTTGAACTTCGCTACGGCAACAAGCTGCGCTACCTTGAAAGCGACATCCTGCGCCGCCCCTCCGACTTCTTTGCAGGCGCCAGTGAATGGCATGCAGCCATCCTGCGCGAGGCAGGTGAGATAGCCCTCCCCGAACGTGTCAGCACCACGCCGAAGGCCGCGCTGATGAGCGTAAAGGCCGAATGTGTGCGCAACGCACGCTGGGCCATGGAAACCGCTGCGCCCACCATCGCCACGCTCTTCCAGTACCTCGATGAGGACCAGTTCCTGGAACTGGTGACCGGCAAGAAGCTGCCCAAGCGCCTTCAGGCCTTCTCCAAAGCCGACCTGCAAGAAGCGTTCGGCGAGGCCTTCAATCAATTCGTAGTCCCGCGATCTGGCCCAGTCGCGATGGGACTTCATTAACTCGGGCTCGGAGCATCCATCATGAAATTTCCCACGCAAGTCATCGTCCACGCCGTCAAGGAATCCAAGGGCGAATACAACGGCAAGCCCTTCAGCAGCTGCACGTTTCATTGCGAGGTCGACCTGAAGGAAAACAACGCTGGCCGCTCCATCGGCCGCGTGACGCGCCCTTTCAAGCTCGGCGATGCATCCGAATTCGACAAGTGGGCACACCTCGGCGGCTCTCTGCCGATCACTGCCGATGCCGTGTTCGAGCTGGAAGCCGCTAAGGAAGACGGTAGCAAGCTCGTGCTGCTCGAAATCAAGCCCGTCGCACGTGCCGGCCAGAAAGCCGCCACCCCGGCCTAACTGCCATGCGTCTCATTGTCCAAAGCTTGGCAACGGGGCGCTTTCTGGCGCCCTCGCAAGAAGACGGCCAGCCCGAATGGGTTCGCTCGCTTGCACAAGCTGGCGGCGGTGTGGTCGATGACGCGGAGCGCGCTGTGCAACTGCTTCACGACTACGCCGACGCGGATGACGAACCGGTCATTGTGGACCTCGATGTACTCGGTACAGCCGATGACACCGACGAACACCAATCGCATTTCGTTGCCGGTAACGGCGAAGGGGATCACTGATGCAAGCCCTGTTCGGTTTCGTCCTCGGCCTTGTGGCCTGCGCTCTGATCTGGATCGATGGCGAGCGCGCCGAAAGGCGTGAGCGTATCGAACGTGCACGCCGTCGCGTGCATGCAAACGTGCCGTGCATCAAATGATCCGGTACTTCATCCGTCGAGTCGTTGGCGCGGTTGCATCGCGACTCGTCGGCCTTCTTTTCAAACTTTGGAGGTGATGGTTATGCGTTGTATGTGTTACATGTGCACGTATGTCGGTGATGTTGAGGAGTTCCAGAGCCATAACGAGGATCTTGCTCCTGACCTTGCCGAAACCGGCGTGTGCCCGTTCTGTGATGCGTTCATCGACGATATCTCGGACGTAGTTGTTGAAGATTGATGCGCTACCTCGTCTGCACTGTCGATGCGAACCCCTGTCCGGCCGACAGCATTGCGTCGATGCCCTTTCTCGAAACAGTTGACTTCACTGCGATGGGCATCACACCTGACACGCTGTTCTATGTTTTCGGCTGGGGTTTCGCTGCGGTGTTCTTGTTCTGGCTTCTGGGCCTCGGTACTGCGATAGCTCTCGCAATGATTCGCAAGCTCTGATCAGCCGATAGCCCTGCTTGCAGGTTTATCGGATGTCGGCTTCTCGGCATCGTTTCATCACTTCAACTGCAAAGGAAATCGAAATGAAGGTCTTTACCATGGCTCGCAAGTATGGCTCGAAGGCGCTGGCCGTCGCTGCTCTGGCAACCGCTTCGGTGGGTGCTTTCGCTCAGACCAGTGAAAACCCGATCGTGACGGTGCTCAACAGTGTGTCGCTGGCCGGCGTCGCTGCCGCCATCGCTGCGCTCGCGCTCATCATCGTCGCCATCGCGCTGACGATGAAGGGCCCGGACGTCGCCAAACGCATGATCCGCAAGGTCTGACGGCCATGCTCGCGGGTGCACTCCTGGCCCTTTTCTGGGCGATCATTCTCCTGGTTGGGGCCATGGGTGCGCTCGCGTTCGTGGCTGGCTACAAGGCTGCGCCATGAACTGGCTTTTCAGTGCAATTGTGGCCTTCGCCTTGGCGTGGGCTGGTGCTCAGAATGCACATGCGGTCAAGCTTCCTGCGCTTGGTGGCGGTGCTGCTGTATCTCAAGCTGGCAAGTCTTCTACCGTTGCGGTAGGCGGTGCTGGCAACACTGTTGTTCGTCAGCCTACGCCCGGAAGTGAACTGGGCCGCGTATTAGGCAATAGGCCATATTCTGTCACCCCGGGCGATGGTGCTGGGGAGTTGGCGCGTTTGTCGCAAAAGGGGCGCGTTCCAGTCGCAGAGAAGGAGGTCCCTGCGGAGATTATTGGACCTGTTGCTAAGGACGCCATCGTAGGCGGCACCGTTGGGCTCCTCACTGGTGGCGTCGTTGGCGGCGTTGTCGGTGTTGCTACGCCTTTGATTGTGGATTGGATGGCGCGTTCTGGTGTTCGCAAGAATCCGGAGACGGGTGAGTTGGAGCAGCAGGACCCAAACGAATGTCTGGCTAATTGCTACTTCTGGTTGTACATAAACCCGCAGGGTCAGAATTCGCCTAAGTATCGTTCTGGCGTCGAGGCCTGTAACGTGGCTTTCCCTGAGTTCAAGGCTGCGCCGATTGGTCCGCGTATTGGCAATGGCGGTTTCGTGTTCAGGGATTCTGCCGGCGACACGGCGTGCTACGGCACGCTGGATGGTCAACCTGATCGTCGTATCGTTTCTGTTGCTCGCCTCGAATCTCGGCCTGTGGATTCTGGTACGTGGTATCCGATCACACCTCAGGCTGTGCGTGATGCGCTTTATAAGCAGCCTATCAGCGATGCTGTTGTTAAGGAGTTGCTTGAGCAGGGCACCGATCTTGAGATTGGTCCTACTCGGGTCACTGGACCAGCTGAGCTTACTGGTGATAAGAGGGTGAAGACCCTTCCCGATGGCTCCAAGATTGAGGAGCAGGACACCATTCGCTATGGCTATGACGGTGGAAAGATCACCGAGCTTTCTAGGCGCACGACCACTACGAATATTTCGCCGACCGGTGAGCGTACGCCGGCTGGGCAGACTGAGACTACTTCGGGTGAGAGTCAGCCTACTACTGCGCCGAATGGTGAGGGCGGATCGAAGGAGCCGGAAGTGCCTCCAACCGATACGCCTTTGCCTCCCGTGCCCGATCTCTATACGCGCAAGTACCCGCAGGGCATGGAAGGTATCTATGACCAGTTCAAAGATCAGCTCAAAGGTACGTCCCTTGGTCAGCTCGCTCGCCAGTTGATGCCCAATGTCGGTGATGGTGGTACTTGTCCCTCATGGCCGTTGAATCTCGATCTTGCGGACTGGGCGCTGTACGGTGTTCATGACGTTGCCCCGCCATGCTGGATTTGGGATGTGGCAAAAGCAATCCTCATTCTGAGCGCGTTGCTTCTTGCCCGGGCGCTGATCTTCGGAGGTTGACATGGCTGCAGCCTTCACGATGCTGTTTGCGAAGATTGCGGCGGTTCTCGTATGGATCGGGCAGTTGTTCGTTAAGTGTTGGGTGGCGGTCTGGGATGCCGTGCGTGATGCCGCGTGCTGGCCGTTCGAACAGGTGTGCAAGATCGTAGTCAAGGCGATATCTGAGATTGATCTCTCGGGTATTCAGCCGTATGCCAATGCGGCCGGAGGGCTTCCCGCCGAGATCATCAATATCCTTGGGCTGCTCGGCGCTGGCACGTGCATTTCCATCATCGTTGCTGCTATCGCCATTCGCCTCGTGCTGCAGCTCATTCCCTTCACGAGACTCGGATCATGATCAACGGCCTGGAAGGAATCCCCGGATCGGGGAAGAGTTACGAAGCGTGCGTTTTTCAGGTGTTGGCTGCGCTCAAGGTTGGCCGCAAAGTCATTACGAATCTGCCGTTGGAAATCGATGCGTATGCGGCTATCGATCCGGCTTATCGCGAGTTGATTGAGATGCGGTACGTTGCAGCTCCTGTGCGCGGATCGTGGGACCCTGATCGTGTCGATCCTGCTACCGGCAAGGGCAGTGCGTTCGAGCTGTTTGCTGATGGCCATGTCGATCCGCCTGCTGAAGGCTCTCGTCCGTTTGGCACCGTATGGTGCTACTGGTCCGACTGGAAGCACCCTAAGACCGGTCTAGGGCCATTGTTCTTGGTCGATGAGTGCCATGTGCCGATGCCAAAGCTCGGCACGGCTAAGGCGGTGGTCGAGTGGTACAAGCTCCACCGGCATTTCAATTGCGATGTGCTCTTGGCCACTCAGCGCTTTCGTGCGCTGTGTCCCGACATTGCCGAAATCATGGCGATGGTGATCAAGGTCCGTAAGGCTGATGTGCTTGGTCGGCCTGATGAGTACATCCGGAAGGTGCACGCCGGCTATCGCGGTGCCGTCATTCAGGAAAGCGTCCGCAAGTATGAGCCGCACTATTTCGCGCTCTACCGCAGTCACACTCAGGGTAATGCTGTTCTGGAAGCCAGCGCGGCGGATGTTGCGCCTGTGTCCGTCAGGGTGAAGCGTTGGACTCGTACGGCCTGGGCATTGGTGGCTGTTGCCATTGCCTTCAATGTCTGGTTTTTTTCAACGGGCGCGAAGCCGAAAGACAATTCGCCCGGCTTCAAGAGTGCAGTGGTCAAGCCTGACGGAAAGACGGATTTTGAGGCCATCAAGCGTATTACGGATGCCGAGGCCATCCGTCGCAAGGGTGACGATGCGAAACCCGCCGTTGAGGCCGTGGAGCCCGTTCCTGAGGCTTCACCGGTGCTTGATCCTGAGCCCTATGCGGGCAAGGGTCTGCACCTGACTGGGATGATGACCTTGAAGGGGCGTACGGTGTATACCTTTGCCGTGTCTGCTTCTGGGTCGGTGTTGACCGCCGTCACTAGCGAGGAGCTTGTCGCGGTGGGCTACCGTTGGCAGCCAATGACCGATTGCGCGGGTTACTTGCGGTGGGGTAAGACTGCGAAGGCGATCACGTGCGATGCGCCGCAGCGCGGTATCGGTTCGCCTGAGCGGCCTTTGGTCATGCGTGATGGCTATGGCTCTGATGGTCGTACACCTGCTGGTGCACGTGCCGACCATTCCTCTGCAGGTGTGCCGGTTCAGGTGTTGATCGATGGTCCGGGGTATCGGGACCCGGTGGCGCTGAAGGGCGCCAAGGGCTGATTCGCCTCATCGGGTGCCATGGTATTCGGTCGGAAAGATCGCGTTTCGTTTCCGGTTACCGAGTCATGCGCCAGATGATGGCGAGTAGCGCAACGATGGCGAGCCAGACTAGAAGCTGAATTGTCCAGTGCCAGTCTGATCCCAAGAGTTTTGGGCCGCTCCTGTTGATCCGTCTAATCATTGCTTCTGGGTCGCGTGATGCTCGGTGCTCTGCATGTGCTGCGGCCGCTGCCTCCTCGTCAGCGCGCCGCTTTGCTTCGCGGTCTTTCCAGTACCAATCGCGGTCTTGCACACCCATGGGGTTTCTCCTTTCCGGTAGTCTACAAGTGCTTACAAAGGTTTCAAGGGGTCGGGAGGAGCTGTTGTGTTGATTGGGTACGCGAGGGTGTCCACGAATGAGCAGGAAACGAGGCTTCAGAGAGATGCATTGCGTCGCGCGGGTGTTAGGCAGGTCTTTGCCGAGAAGACTAGCTCTGTAGGAGCTAGGCCTGAACTGCAGCGCGCGTTGGCCAGCATGAAGAGAGGGGATGTGTTGGTGGTCTGGAAAATGGACCGTTTGGCGCGAAGCTTGAAAGACTTGCTGTCATTGCTCGAGCGTCTCGAGGGTATGGGGTGCTCGTTTCGGTCGCTGACTGAACCGGTAGATACCTCGAGTGCGATTGGTGAGCTGGTGTTGCAGATACTGGGATCTGTCGCCCAGTTCGAGAGGAGGCTGATTCGTGAGCGGGCTATTGCCGGTCAGGTGGCCGCTTATCAGCGAGGGATTCGCTGGGGAGGTCAGCCGCGAGTGCTTTCTGATGAGGATGCTGAGGAGCTGGTGCGTTGCAAGCGCTCGGGTTACTTCTCGAATGAGCAGTTGTCGGAGATGTTCGGCTGTTCTATTTCGACGGTGTATCGCACTTGGTGGCTCTCTGAAAACCCGTCAGCAGCGAAGCTGAGAACGCGAGGATTGCCGGTCCTTGGCGCTTACATGTCTCCAATAAAGTAA